CCTCTGTGCTGCGCTTAACAGGGAAGGCATATCAGCAGAGCACATATCTGGCTACACACCAGAGAGCGAAAGATTGGCACTCTACGAGGCTCACCGGGCAGGTGACTTTCAACTGCTATGCAACTCCATGCTTCTCTCGGTCGGATACGATGACCCTGGAGTGTCACTGCTTTGCGACATGTACAGCACTAAGAGCAAAATCATGTTCACGCAACGAGCGGGCAGGATCTGGCGCACGGCACCGGGAAAAGAGGATAGCGTCTATCTAGATTTTGCCGGTAATCTTCGCAGGCATGGCTTTCCAGAGGACATCATCCCGGTCAGTCTTGATGATGGTGAGAAGAAATTCCGGGAAGAGAACCAGGTAAAGAAAGAAGAGAAAGAGCCTAAGATGAACACCTGCCCGCAGTGCAGCTCTCTGTTTCAAGGCCGTCGCTGTTTCTCGTGTGGCTATGAGATACCAAAAAATGAGTCTATCTATCACGACGACCAGATCCTAAAGAAAGTCGAAAAGGTTACGATGCAAGACAAGACTCGGTTTTACCAGGAGCTATTAGGTTACAGCCTAGACCAAGGATACAACGAAGGTTGGGCAGCGTGGACTTACAGGGACAAGTTCGGAGTCTGGCCAAAGGGCATAGACAAGATCGCTCGCAAGCCTCGCAGCGATGATGTTCTGGGATTTATCAAACACAAAATAATAAAGGCCTCACATGCTAGAAGAAATACTCGGTAGGTTAGATAAGGTAAGAAAATCAGGCAAGAACTACACAGCCTGCTGCCCAGTTCACGATGACAACTCGCCATCGATGAGCATTACAGAGAAGGATGGTCGGGTGCTGATGCACTGTCATAGCTGTCTCGCTAACGGTAGAGACGTGGTAGCCGCATTGGGATTACCCATAGACGTGCTCTTCGCTGAGGCCAGAGAGCGCACACATGACCCTGATTGGCTGCTTAAGAAAACTGAGGATGAGGATTCAGCTCTGATCGTGATAGCATACGCCGGAATAGAAAGGGGCGAGCGCCTCAAGTACAGCGACAGGAAGGCCTTGAAGGTCAGCATTGCTAGGAGGGAGCTAAGAAAGCAAAAGGGCATCCCTCAGCTCAACATGTATTTAGATTGGAACCCATTTGATGAAAGCCAACTTCCAGTTTAGGCGTAGATACGAACCGCCTACCCAAGAAAACAAGAAAGAACTCCAAGCTCAATTAGATCAACAAGTTAGACAGTTTCTTGAGAATGGTGGTAAGATACAGAAAATTCCAACCGGCCTATGTGTGAATCACAGTAGGGTCTCACGCGATTCTAGGCAGGTCCGGTCAATGAGCGAAGAATCATCGGGGTTAAGTGATGGGTAAGGGTTCAGGCAGAAGGCCTTTAAAAATAGACAAGGCTAAGTTCGAGTCTAACTGGGATCAAATCTTCGGGAGCAAGAAGAATGCCGATCAGAAAGACCAAGAAGGGTTACAAGATAGACCGAGTACCGGGTTACAGCGAGACGAAGAAGGAAGCCGAGAAACGGCTCCGAGCGGTCAAGGCTAGCCAGGCAGCAAGGTCCAAGGGAAAGTAAGATGATCCCGGTGGACGATGGGTTAGTGCCTATGACTAGGGACGAGATAGAAGCTCTACTTAAGAAGCACGGAAACCCTGTCCACAACGAAAAGTGGTTAGAGGAAGTATTCAAGATCGCCAGACTAATCGAACGAGCACATGGTATATACCTATGACAGCAGGACGCCCATCTAAACTGACCGACGCTCTCATTGAGCAGGCAGGTAGATACGCAACAAAAGACTACAGGCTACAAGGTGAAGTCATTCCAACAATAGAGGGATTGGCTTTGTTTCTAAATGTATCAAGGTCCACGCTCTACAATTGGAAGGGCGAGAATCAAGAATTTTTGGACATTTTAGAGAGCCTTATGTCAATGCAGGCCAAGGAGCTTGTTTCTAACGGCCTAACAGGCGATTTCAACTCGACTATCACAAAGCTTATACTGACTAAGCACGGCTACTCAGACCGTGTTGAGCAGGACGTGACAAGCTCTGATGGCGCATTAGCCCCGACCAGTATTGTACTGAGGGGAGTGCGGGCAGATGACAGCAGCGACGATTGATATACCAGACAAGCTAGTCCCTGTCTTTGAGGGTAAGGCTAGATACCGTGGTGCCTATGGTGGCCGTGGTTCTGGCAAGACTCGCACCTTCGCTCTAATGACGGCTCTAAGGGGTTACCAGGAAGGCAAGGCGGGCAGGGAGGGCATAATACTCTGCGGTCGTGAGCATCTAAACTCTCTCAGCGAATCCTCTCTCGAGGAGATCAAGGCCGCTATCGGTTCCGTGCAGTTCCTAGCTGACTACTACGAGGTCGGTGAGCGGTACATCCGCAGCAAAGACGGAAGGATCAATTACGCATTCGCCGGTCTCCGCACTAACGTAGACTCCCTTAAATCTAAGTCACGCCTACTGTTAGCCTGGGTGGATGAGGCAGAGAGTGTAAGTGAGACAGCGTGGCAGAAGCTCATACCGTCGGTCCGAGAGCACGACTCAGAGATTTGGGTGACATGGAACCCAGAGAGCAAGAACTCAGCAACTCACAAGCGATTCCGTGAAGACCCGCCTAATGATGCCAAGATCGCTGAGATCCAGTGGTCAGACAATCCGTGGTTCCCTGATGTACTAGAGCAGGCAAGGCTAGAGGACCTAGAGAAGCGGCCAGACATCTATCAGCACGTCTGGGAGGGTGACTTCCGTATACACGTTGAGGGCAGCTATTACGCCATAGAGATGCTACAGGCCAAGACTGACGGCAAGATCTGCGCTGTGCCCTATGACAAGTCTGCTGCGGTGGTGACTTCTTGGGACCTTGGTATGGCTGACACGACCTCTATCTGGTTCGCTCAGTACATCGGCAAAGAGATCCGCATCATTGACTACTACGAGAACTCTGGCTGCGCTCTAGACCACTATGTGCAGATGCTCCAGGGTAAAGGCTACACCTACGATCAGCACATCCTACCGCACGATGTCCGGGTCAAGGAGCTAGGCACCGGCAAGTCTAGGCTAGAGGTATTGCAGTCTCTAGGTCTGAACAACGTCATAGTCGCCCCTATGCTTGGCATCGAGGACGGCATACAGCAGGTGCGCTCAATGATCCCGCAGTGTTGGTTCGATGAGGAACGCTGCGAGCGTGGCATTGACGCTCTAAGGCAGTACCGCAGGGATTGGGATGAGAACGGCAAGCACTGGCGTGGCAGGCCTCTACACGATTGGACCTCTCACGCATCTGACTCATTCCGTTATCTAGCAGTGGGTTACAAACCTACACACGTCTGGGGCGGTCCTATCCGTCGCAACATCCGAGGGATCGCTTAGTCTGTGTTATACTCATGTCATCGGTACATGAGGACATCACATGGCAGACCCCAGAGATCTAGAGAAAGCTTTGTACGAAAGGCTTCGCAATAGATACCCGGCAGCAATACCTCAACAGATGATTCCAACAGATATGTCTCTAAGGGACAGGATGTCGTCTGGAATATTAAACATGATGGGTGAGAATACTGATCCTGTCGCAAGGCGCAGAGCGCAAGGCTTAATGAGCGCAATGGACTTTGGCCCTGGTGTTGTTGTTGGCGCTGTAGATCTTCTAGATGCTCAGAACGCATACGAGCAAGGCAATAAGGCTGAAGCTGCTATTGGAGCAGGAACAGGTCTACTGTCCATAGTTCCGGGCGGTAGAGCGGTGGCTCAAGGTGCTGAGACTGTTGGCCGCTCAATCATGAATAAAGCAAAGCCTGCTATAAACTTAACCGATCTGCCGAGAGCTAACATAGTTCAGACAGTGCCAAAGGAAGTAAAAACCGCCGAGCGAGTAGGCACAACTGGTGCTTATCGTGGCGCCCCTAGAAATGTAGATAGCGAAGGCAAGTTAAGGACTATGAGAAAGAATCTTAGGGATTCTTTATCCAGGGGCACTATTGGTCGTGATTGGTACGAGAGAAGCTCTCGCACAGCCTCTGAGTTAACTGGCGGTCGTGAGGGTTATAAGGATTTATACTCTGGAACCGTTGCCCTGACTTCAGCAGGTGCGTCTGTTCCTGCTAACCAGACATTCGCTGTGCGTGGCTATAATCAAGCTATCACAGGCAATGAGATAAACACCGGCAGATTCCCAACCAATGCAGCAGCGGGAGTTCAGGGCATGTTATCTGGTCAGCCTACTGAGTTTGGACCGAAACGTGGGCCATTCTATGAGGCTTTGAACGTGCCTCCTGGTGAGTCTGCATCTCGCCCTACTAATGATCTGTGGATGGCTAGAGCGTTCGATTACAGGACCCCAGAAGGTGAAACCTGGAGTGAGGGTTTAGGTGAGGCTCAGCACCGATTCATGGACAAGGAAATTAATAACCTGGTTGATTGGGCTAACGACAACAAGGTAGGCGGTTTTGATAACTGGACTCCAGAGAAGGTCCAAGCATCTATCTGGGTAGACACTAAAGCGCGATCTGAAGGCACGAGCGTAGACGCTGCTGCTTACGATTTCTCTGATAACCTGCGCCCATTGACAGCTAACATCAATGTAGAGTCCGAGCCTGCTCGTGGTCTTATGCACTTAGCGGGATCACAAGACAACCCAATGTATGCTGAACTGCTACAAGAGGGCCAGAGACGCATTCTAAGCAACGATCAAGGCCAAGACATGGTTGCGCTCGCTGCCGGTGGATTAACTCGCCAGACGGCCCCTGGTTATGGATATTACAAGGGTGTCTCAGCTCCTGCCGATACCATTAGGGTGATGGCCGCTCCATCTACCGGAAGCAATCAGATTGATCCTGCATCTAGAGGTCTTCTTGAGGGAATAGCTGCTACTCAGGGCCTGCTTAGAGGACAAGAGTCAGTAGGCTATAACTTCGTCCGTCCAGGCGGCAAGCTAACAGAGCGCAACGCTGCTATGGTTGATATAGGTAAACCGGCAGAGCAGGCGCAAATGCTTTCCGTAGGAGCAAGGTTAGACGAAGAGTTTGGTGGAGCAATCATACCCACCAACACTGACTACGGTATGAATTACCTGGTAGTGGATGACCTATCAGATTGGGCAAGGTCGAATGGAATAGATCCAGAGAATGCAGATGCTGTGGCTAAAGGTTGGCAGGCTAAACTTCGGCAGATAACTAAAGCTGAGCTAGACGCCAAACCAGAGTTCGGCGTAAACAGCGGTGATCTAGTAGGCTCTTTTGAGGCATTTAAGCCAAGCGAGTACCTGCCCGCAATAGAGCAATCAGGTGCTACAGGCCTTCTCAGTAGAGCCGCCCAGGATGCAGCCCCTGCTTTAGAGCAGCTAGATGAGGCGCTGATTAAGGAGTACCCAGATATAGGCGTCAGGAGTCAGATTCTGATGACGACTCGGAATGCACTAGCCGAAGGTGGCATCGCTCGTGTTCGTGAGCTTGTGGATCAGGGTATACTACCTGTGGTGGCTCTTGCTGTAATTGGAACCGCTGCCGTGACTCAGCAACGATCTCGTCGAGACGGCGGTGGAACCGACGGAGTTTAGCCTGGAATAATTCGTCGTGCTCTGGTGTGATCATGATGTGGCTCCCTTTAGCTGTATGCCGCAAAGTAGGAAATAAATCGCAAGAGCGTGATTATAGGACATAGAAATGGCAATCACAACTTACACAGAGCTGAAGTCTACAATAGCTGACTTCCTCAACCGGGACGACCTGACGGCTGTTATCCCTACGTTCATCTCTCTGGCAGAGGCTCAGATGGAACGTGAGGTGCGTCACTACAAGATGCAGAAGCGATCTGAAGGTCAGATAGACACCAGGTACTCACAGTTACCGGCAGACTTCCTCGAGCCTGTTCGCTTTCACCTTGATGACGGCAGATCTACCCGGCTAGAGCTTGTTACCCTGGATGACATGCTGCAATTCCGCATGGAGAGCAACGACGCCCAGGGCAAGCCTAGATACTACGCTATGTCAGGCGAGGCCATTGAGGTCTTCCCTACGCCAGACACTACCTACAGCGGCGAGCTACTGTACTACGCAGAGCTAGAGCCACTATCAGACTCTAACGCCTCTAACTGGCTGCTAGAGATGTCACCAGATGCCTACCTGTACGGGGCGCTTATGCAGTCTGCACCGTACCTGAAGGATGACGCCCGAATGGCGGTCTGGAGTATGTTATACTCTGGCGCTGTAGCAGGAACTAATTTGCAGAGCGATAAAGCCAAGTCAGGCGGCTCTGGACTACGACTTAAGATCAGGAGCTATTAGATGAGCTTTACTAACGCATTTGAAACAGATGTCCTCTCGTGGGGCTTAACAGCAGACTCAGTTACACGCCCTACAGCGTGGTACATCGGCCTGTTTACATCGGACCCTACTGACACTGGCGCTGCCGGTACAGAGGTCACAGGCGGCTCATACGCTCGCACAGCGGCTACCTTCACTGTTACAGGTGACACGGCTAGCAACAGCGGTGCGGTAGAGTTCCCTGCTGCTACTGCGGATTGGGGCACAGTGAGCCACATTGGCGTATTCACGGCCTCTAGCGGCGGCACTATGCTAGTCCATGCGGTCCTCACGACTGCCAAGGCTATCGCCACAGGGGACGTTTTCCGCATCCCTACTGGTGATCTGGACATTACTCTAGACTAATGGCGCTGAGAGCCGGTTACGGCACTGGTCCATACAACGTAGCAAAGTATGGCTATCCGCAGGTATATGAGGCATCCGTAGCAGACAGCTCGGCAGCCTCTGTTACCGTGTCTGGCGCGTACACCAAGCTATCAAGCGTATCGGTCAATGTAACCTCTGGTGCGAGTAATCCCAGGTTAGTCAAGCGCCGGGTAGGCTACGGAACTGGACCTTACAGCGAGGCCCGCTACGGTTACCCTGAGATCTGGGAAGGCGCATCTGCTGTCTCTGTGACCTCAAGTGTTACCCAAGCTGACTACGAGCGCATAAAGAATGCAGTAGTAGCAGATGCCTCAGCGGCCTCTACAGCAATGATTGGGGTCAGGGTAAGGCTAGGTAATGTAGCAGACACGACATCTGCCACAGTAGACGCTCAAGGCTTCGGGTCCATAGTGGGCGAGGCAGCAGATAGCGTTACGGCTTCAGTAGCAATAAACTATGTTAGAATTAGACCATTCTCTGCTAGTGATAGTGCCGGTTCAGACATTGGCACGTTTGCTAGGTACAAATGGATAGAGCAAATTAATGCGTCCGAAACATGGACGGAATCTGATTACCGAGGTGACTAACGATGGCTGATACAACCACCACAACCTATGGCTTAACTAAACCCGAGGTCGGTGCATCTGACGACACCTGGGGTACTAAGCTCAATACTGACCTAGATCTGATCGATGATCTGCTAGACGGAACCACGGCCATCGCGCCTAACCTGTCTACGCTGACTATTGCCGGTACTGCGGTAACAACTACAGCGGCAGAGATCAACCTTCTGGACGGTCTCACTGCTGATGCAGCAGAGCTAAACATTTTAGACGGAGCCACAGTTACAACGGCAGAGCTGAATATACTTGATGGTGTTACCGCTGACGCTACAGAGCTTAACCTGTTAGACGGAGTCACAGCTCTGGTCACAGCGACTAGCACTGACACGTTCACTAACAAAACCATCCGAAGCACTGTATATGCTTTGTCAGGCACAGCCTTTGACGCTACCAACGGCGCAGTACAGACAAAGACTCTCTCTGGTAACACGACCTTCACAGACTCTCTAAGCTCTGGTGATGCCATTATCCTTCACCTCGAAGGCGGTGCTACATACACAGCAACTTGGCCTACAATCACTTGGGTTACTTCTGGTGGCAACGTAGCACCTACGCTCACTGCCAAAGACACATTGGTATTCTGGAAGGTATCAACAACACTGTATGGAGCCTATGTTGGGAGCTTTGTCTAATGACTATCTTAAGCACAACATTGATTGCAGCGGCAGGTAATGCTGCGGGCGGGGGTAATTATTGGGTTAATGAAATAATTCCTCCAGACACCCAAACTTATATAACAAGGGTTGCAGTTAATCCTAGTAAAGAAACAATTATACTAGGGTCTAATCGAGTCGATGCTGCAAATCGAGTAATGTATGAGTTTGATTATGATGGCAATATCTTAAGGCAAGGACAACATACCCCTGATTCTGGTTCTGCCACATATTCGTATTCTTTAGCTAGAGGGATGAATGACCAATATCTTGACTCGCATGCCGATAACAACACACATAAAATTACTAGGTATGATAGCGCCACTTCTGGGAGCATCCAAAGGTCACAAGCAGTTAAGTATAATGGTTACGGCACTTATTACAATATTTATTATCATGCACCAAGAGGGACTATTTACTCTGACGACGATTATTGTTTAATCCCGTATGGAGGTTATACGAATCCATATTACACAGGTTACGGATACCTTTTTCAGCCTTATTTTGGTGTTGGTCGTTTTACCTATACATCAGCAGGAACAGTAGCATATACAAATGATTATATGTGGGAGCTTTCCATAGATGCGTACTCAGATAGCAGATCTATACAGGTATCTGAGGCATCTAGCACTGGTTGGCACATAATCAGAGGTTGGCATTATTCTGGTAGAACTTATTGGCATTCTTTCAGGGGCTCTCAAAGTGGAACAGAGGCAGTATCACGGTGGAGTCAGATCCCAAGCAATACTGATGGTGTTGCAATACTTGTGGACAGTGAAGACAAGTTTTTTGATGTCATTGGCCTAACCTCTGTAAAAGTATTTAGAAACACGTCTATCGCCCTGCCTAACGGTTATTATCCAAATATTTATTGGAATGTCGTGCCTAGTTTCTCAAGCGGCAACTGCTGTGGAGCGGATTTAGACTCGTCAGATAATCTGTACATAATGTGGAATGAGGGCTATATAGCTAAATTTAATTCTAGTATGGTTCTTGAGTGGGTAGTAAGGGTGCAGGATACTCAATCTAGCGTTGAATCAAACGCCTCCTCGTTCGGAAGCTTTGGTATAAAAACAATAGATGGAGAAGATGTAATATTTGCATCTCTTACTCAGTCTTCCAAGTCGGGGCAGTCTACAAAAAATATAAACTTGTTTAGATTGCCGATTAATCTAGATGAGTACACTGGAACTTATGACCACTACTCAATAACTTCAGCAGGCTCGATATCCGTGACTAGTACAGGCGTAAGTCCTCAGGCTACTAGTAACGGAAATGCCGTCGGCGCAAATACTACTAACTTTAATGCTTTTAGTAATATAACAACTACTAGCTCAACTATAACTAATACAGAAATATAGGTTTTATATGTATATAAAAAGCGATGGAGCTCAAATAATTAAATACCCATACACTATTTCTGACATGAAAAAAGATCATTCAGATGTTTCGTTTCCGAAAAATATTACAGAGGAAATGCTTGCAGATTATGGTGTTAGCCGTGTCTTTATTCCTGAGCCTGATGAACATAATCAAGAAACTCACCGTGTGACATTAAATGATGCTCCTATATATGAAAACAATAGGTGGGTTCTTGGTTGGACTGTTGTTGCAAAAACAACAGAAGAGATTGATGAAGAGCTTGAATTCAAAAAGTCTAATATTCGTCATGCAAGAGATGAACTGCTATCAAAATCAGACTGGACTCAGCTTCCAGATGCTCAGTTAACAGAAACACAAAAAACAGCTTGGACTAAATACAGGCAAGAGCTGCGAGATGTGCCAGAGCAAGAGGGATTCCCTAACTCATTTGAGTGGCCTTCTGTTGGTAATTAGTAGTCAGCACGAGTTTGTATTTATTAGAGTGCCAAAAACAGCATCTACTACTTGCGCGTTCTATTTTTTAGATTCTGGTTTAGTATCTGATGAAGATAGATACTCTAATAAAACTGCTAAACGTATAAAGTCGATAATACGAAAAACTGATTCAAAAGAAGGTCATAGATGTGTTGAAGATATAGAATTTACAAAATATTCCCACACTAAGCACAGAGATATAGTAATAGATTACCCAGAGGTTAAAGATTATATGTCTATAGCCACTGTTCGCAATCCGATAGATAGAGTTATATCTGCTGCCATAATGCTTTGCCAGAAAAATATTACAGCTAATAAACTTAATGAATACATAGAGTTTATATTAACTGGCAAGCATATATTTTCAGTGGCGCAACACGAGTTTGTTTCAAAAGATACAATATTGTGGCCGATTGAAAATGTACAAGAGAAAATTGAAAAATTCATATTAGATCGTGGTGGGAATATGAGAGAACAATGGCACTGTCGTAAAAATAACTCATGCGACTACACAAATTTGGTTAGTATCGACCTAAAGAAGCAGATAGAAGCTAAATATAGTAAGGATTTTGAGTTATGGGAAAAAGCCTTGACTCAGTAGGTGATAAAAATGGCTTTAACACCGTTACAGATACAACCAGGCATCTACCGCAATGGCACGGATCTTCAATCATCGAACAGGTGGCGAGATGCTAACCTTGTTCGGTGGATTGACGGAACCATGCGTCCTGTTGGTGGATGGCGTTTAAAAAGCGACAACGCTGCGGATAACTCTATTCGTGGCATGTTGACGTGGAAGGATAATTCTAATGTTCGCTACATTGCGGGCGGGTCATACAGCTCTCTCTACGTCTGGAACCAAGGCGGTGTTCGTTACGATATCACGCCTGTCGGGTTTACTGCGGGCAGGGAAAGCGCGTCTTCTTACACTGGATACGGCGCAGCAACCTACGGTTTTGAAACCTACGGCACGGAGCGTTTAGATAATCAGACTATACTTCCTGCTACTACCTGGTCGCTAGACAACTGGGGCGAGTACCTTGTTGGTTGTACACGAGACGACGGCAAGATCTACGAGTGGCAGCTAAACTCTGGCACACCTGCTGCGGTAGTGGCTAACGCACCTACAAGTAATATTGCACTAATGGTGACAGAGGAGCGGTTCCTGTTCGCTCTTGGCGCCGGTGGCAATCCTCGCTTAGTGAAGTGGTCCGATAAGGAAGACAACACTACTTGGACGCCATCTGCTACCAACGAGGCGGGTGACCTAGAGCTACAGACTGCCGGTGAGATCATGTGCGGCATCCGAGTTCGTGGTCAGGCTCTTATTCTGACTAACATCGATGCACACGTTGCTAGCTACCAGGGTCCTCCTTACGTTTATGGTATAGAGCGCGTTGGAACCTCATGCGGAATTATCTCTCAGAAGGCCGTCGCTACAACTGACCTTGGTGCTATCTGGATGGGTCGCAGAGCATTCTTCACTTACTCTGGCGGGTCAGTAGCTAAGGTGCAGTCTGATGTTTCTGACTATGTTTTCTCAGACATCAACGTATCGCAGCAGTCTAAGGTGTTCGCAGTGACCAACTCTCGCTATGGTGAGGTTTGGTGGTTCTATCCGTCTGGTGCATCTAACGAGTGTGATCGCTATGTGGTCTACAACTTTGTTGAGAATACTTGGTCTATCGGATCTTTAGCTAGAACCTCTGGAGTAGATCACGGCGCATTCCGTCATCCAATCTGGGCAGACGCAGACGACAACAAGATCTACGAGCACGAGGTGGGTCTGTCATACGGTAGCCTGACACCATTCGCTGAGAGCGGTCCTATCATGATTGGCACCGGTGATCAGATAGCCTCTGTGGTTGAGATGATCCCAGACGAGCGCACTGCCGGTGACGTGTCTGCTACCTTCAAGACTAGATTCTATCCGAACGATGTCGAGAGAGAGTACGGACCTTATTCTATGTCATCACCTACTAGCATGCGATTCACTGGTAGGCAGCTACGCATCCGTGTAGAGGGCGAGGTGCTCTCAGATTGGCGTGTAGGCATCAATCGTCTAGACATAGTGGCGGGAGGTAGGCGTTGAGTGAACAGCTCCCACAGCCCTCTGGTGGCGCTTGGCAGACGTGGGCTAATCGCCTACTGCAACACCTGAGAAGAACCCGAAACCTGTTAGGTCATAAGGGTGACGATGAGCGAGCCACAGAGGATGGCTTGCTTATGTGGGAGCGTGACGGTAAATACCCGGTTGTGTCTAAGGACCTAGCGTGGTGGCCTCTTGCTCTAGGTGGAGGGCAGGTTCATTACGCCTACATTGTTGATACGACTATCCATGCTGCTGCAACTGTAAACACGGCAACAGAGATAACCTGGAACACTACGGTATCAGCAAACGGCATCTCTATTGATGGCACTGACGCATCTAAGATCAACTTCACAAAGTCTGGCGTGTTTCACATCACGTTTACTGCTGAGATGCACTCAGAGTCAGCTAACACCAAGGTGTTCTATTTCTGGCCCCGAATCAATGGCTCAGACGCACCTAACACGACAATGGTAGACACGCTGCACAACAACGATCAGCGCAAGACTATATGCCGGTCAGCAATATTCTCTGTTACTGCCGGTGATTACTTGCAGGCGATGTTTGCTACAGACGATCTAGACGCAGATCTACATGGAACTGCTGCTACAGCATTCTCTCCTGCGTCACCATCGGTAACACTATCTGTATTGGAGGTGGTGTCATCGTAGACGAGTTTATAAGGTGCTCTAAGTGGATCGAGGACGCACTGGCCTATGGAGGCGGTACTCACGACCTACAGGACGTATTTGATGGTATACTGTCAGGAAATATGCAGCTATGGCCCGCCGAGCGCGGGTGTATTGTTACGGAGCTAGCGGTATATCCCAAAAAGCGAGTGTTACATATATTCCTCGCAGGAGGGGAGCTAGACCAGATCACCGACATGCACGAGGATGTCATTCGGTGGGCAAAAGCACAAGGCTGCACTGCACTGACACTGGCAGGCAGGATGGGATGGAAGAAGGCTCTAGCACCGTTTGGGTGGGAGCCGACACTACTAACACTGAGCAAGGAAATTTGATATGTCAGGTGGAAAAGGCGGCAGCCAAACAACACAGGTAGAGATACCCAAGTATATTGAGGATGCCTCTCGAGCCAACATCGCTCAGGGCAAAGAGATCAGCCAAATCGGCTACACACCTTACTACGGTCCAGACGTTGCAGCGTTCACGCCTATGCAGGCAGCAGCCATGCAGTCAGCGGCTAACTTTGGATCAGCCTTTGGTCTAATGCCTCAGATGGACGCAATGGCCGGTATGCCTGAAGCACAGACCTTTGAGGGTGGTGTCCGAGGCTACTCATCTGCACCTCTCTATGAGCAAGCAGTAGCAGAGCTTGCAGCACGTCGTCCAGGTCAGGCAGCACTGATCAACAAGCAGTTTATAGATCCCTACGGCACTGGCACAGATGTTACTCGCATTCCCGGTTTTAATGACCAAATGGGAATGATAGATGAGTACGGTGGCTACGGCGGCGGCTACGGTGGTGGCGATTTCGCCAACGGTCGACGAATCAACTAGGAGCACCACTATGGCGGGTTCAGCAGGCGGCATACAAGCAGCAGCTCAAAAAAGGGCGCAGCAAGGCGTTAATCCTACGTTGGTTCAGGCTAATCAACCTCAGCAGTTTACGCAGTTTGCAGGCGCAGGTGATCCCATTGTGGATGGCAACGTGGCGCAGACGATAGCTAATACTGTAGGCAATGCTGCACGTCAAACAGCGGCGGGAATGAGTTTTCAGCCACTAAATGTTCAAGCTGCCCAGATTGGCTCGCAAGGCTATAACGCAGCTCAGGCAGCAGCTCAGCAAGCGGGATCTCAGGGTTACACAGCAGGCGGTTATACAGCGGCAGATGCGGCAGCTCAACAGGCTTCTGCTCAGGGCTACGATGCTACAGCAGCATCTGCTCAAGGCTATACTGCTCAACAAGCAGCAGCAGAAAGAGCGGCGGCAGAAAGAGCAGCGGCTCAAGGCTACAGTGCTGAAAGGGCGGCAGCAGAAAGAGCTACAGCTCAGGGATATGAAGCTCAGAAAGCAGCAGCAGAGAGAGCATCTGCTGAAGGCTATGGCGCAGAGCGTATTGCAGGTGTTGGTCCTGTTACTGCAGATCGAGTTACCGCAGGTCAGCTAGCAGGCACCAGTTTAGACCCTTACTTTAACCCTTACGAATCTCAGGTAGTACAGCAGTCGCTATCAGACCTCGAGCGTCAGAGGTTGATGCAGCAGAATGTCACTGGGGCGCAAGCTCAGGCAGCGGGCGCATTCGGTGGTTCACGTCAAGGCATTGCAGAGGCAGAGACTAATCGAGCATTTGCAGAGCAGGCAGCTCGCACAGCGGCAGGACTACGTCAAGCAGGCTTCACACAGGCTCAGCAAGCAGCGCAGCAGGACATCGCTACACGCATGCAGGCAGGATTAGCTAATCAAGCTACAGGCTTACAGGCGGCTACTACAACAGCTACCCTTGGTCAGCAAGCGCAAATGGCCAATCAGGCAGCAGCGAATCAGGCAGCTCAATTCGGTGCTCAAGCTAGAAACGTGGCGGGCTTGCAAAACGCGCAACTGGGTACTCAAACTAATCTTGCTAATATGGCAGCGGCTAACCAAGCTGCTCAATTCGGCGCACAGGCTCAAAATGTAGCAGCATTACAGAATGCCCAATTAGGTACACAGGCTAACTTAGCGAATCAAGCAGCGGCTAACCAGGCTGCTCAGTTTGGATCGCAAGCACAGAATGTTGCTGCACTGCAAAACGCTCAGTTAGGCACTCAAGCAAACTTACAGAACGCTCAGCTAGGAACTCAAACTAGCCTTGCTAATGTTGCAGCTCAGAATCAAGCGGCACAGTTTGGTGCTCAGGCTCAGAACGTCGCAGCTTTACAAAACGCAGCAGCTCAGAACCAAGCAGCCCAATTCGGTGCTCAAGCGCAAAATGTTGCGGGTCTCCAGAATGCTCAGCTCGGAACTCAAGCTGCACTCCAGAACGCAGCACAGCAGAATGCAGCGGCTCAGTTTGGTGCTCAAGCAGGTAATGTAGCAGCTCAGTTCGGCGCACAGGCGGGCAACGTAGCAGCACTACAGAATGCTCAGCTAGGCACACAGACAAATATAGCCAACATGGGCGCACTGAACCAAGCAGGACAGTTCGGAGCAGCGGCAGCTAATCAGGCTGCTCAGGCTAACCAAGCAGCAATGATGCAGGCCCAGACAGCTAACCAAAGCGCAGGACTCTCTGCTAATCAGCAGCGTCTAGGGGCAGCAGGTCAGCTAGCTAACATCGGCAACCTCGGTTTCGGCATGGTTCGTGACGTACAGTCTGATATAGCTCAGGCAGGTCTACAGCAGCAAGCAGCACAGCAGGCTCTGATAGACGCAGCACGAGGACAGTACGCAGGATACACTGGCGCACCAACTCAGGCTCTACAGACTCAGCTAGGCGCGTTCGGTGGCTCTCAGACAGGCGCTCAGACGCAGACCTCTAGCAAGCAGCCAGGACTGTTCGACTACTTACAGCTCGGCGCGTCAGTATTCCGACCCGGAGGCTAAGGAGTTCTCATGAACTATCAAGACTACGTCAAAGCTCAGCAGATGCAGATGCAAGTACCTCAGTATCAGACCGCTCAGATGATGCCAATGCAGCCTATGGAATCAATGGTCACTATGCAGCCTATGACGGCTGAGGAGCAGGAGTACAAGCGTCAGCAGATGGCTATGTCTGGCCTAGACCCTGACAGCATGGGTGACCGCATGCGCTACGCCGGGCAGAACGTGATGGCTATACCTGCCCGCATCATGGAAGCACCGAGTACAATAGGCAAGAAAGCCAAGAAGCAGGCAAAGGGTCTGCTAGATCTATTTAAGTAGAGAGAGAATTATGGCCGGTTTATTAGACGATTACAGGCTTCAGCCGAATCTACCCGCAGCAATGGGTCAGACGCCTATGCCAGATATGTCGGCGCTCAATCAGGCAGATAATCTAGGTAGGCTTAATCAGATGGCTAATCAGCCTACACCTCCCCAACCACCTCAGACTCTCGGTAGCCGAGCTATGGGGATTCTTGGCGCTATTGGTGGCGGGATTAAGCGAAGCGTTCAAGATCCTAACTTTGCTGATCGTTTAGTGATCGGTTTAGGCGGTATGTCCATGAACCCTAACCAGGTCCTCATGCAGCAGGCAGCAGCTAACATCGAGCAGCGTCGCGCTATGGATCTTCTTGGCAAGCAAGCTAATCAAACAGCGGAATGGCTCAAGACTCAGCCAGGTGGTGCTCCATATGCTCAGCTACTAATAGACAACCCAACCCTTAAAGCAACTGACGTTATTGCTATGTATAACGCAGACAAGTCTAAAGAGAAATTTGAGACTATTACCGGTGATGTCCTTAACCAGAGATTTAACGTCACTGGTTATGATCCTCAAGCTCTTTACAAGGTCAGCTCTAACGGCGAGATAATTGCTATTCAAGGAGCAGAAAAAGAACCAGAGCAAATCAGAGCGTATAACACTGCTGTAGCTCAGGGATTATTTGATGGCTCTTTTGAGGAGTTTAAAAGATTAGGTTCTGCTGAGCAGTTACCGCCGACTTCTTTTAGGGAATATGAGCTAGCCCAAGAAGATCCTGCTTATGGAGAATACTTATCAGAAAGGCAAAGGCAGCAGGCTGAGATAGCAGCAGGAGCAAGGCCAGTGTCTGATTCTCAAATGCTGTCTGCCGGATTCTATAGAAGGGCGCTTGATTCACAAAGACTTCTGACTAGCCCAATTGAAATTAATGGAGAGATGGTTCCATTAGAGTTTGCAGGCACTCAATTGAGCGCATTAGCAGAATCTCTTCCACTAGGAGGAGCTGAAAGATTCTTGATGTCTGATGAATATTTGCAGTTCCAACAAGCAAAAACTAACTTTGTTACTGCTGTTCTGCGTAAAGAATCTGGCGCTGCAATTAGCGCGGAAGAATTTACAAACGAAGATAAAAAATACTTCCCTCAGCCAGGTGATAACGAAAAGCTGATTGAGCAAAAAAGAAAAGCAAGAGAGCTTGCAATACAGAACTTGAAGAATGAATCAGGTCGAGCTATTGAGCCTCAGAGATTAGTTCCTATGGGTAATACTTTAGTTTTATCCGATGGCAAGGTTGTTCAATTTGATAGCCCAGAGAATGCAGCAGCAGCAGCCAAAGACATTAACGCTAGAATGGGATTCAGATAATGGAAGAAGATGAAATCATCGCTAAATACGGCGGCGTTGTTGTAGGAACTCCAGAAAGCCAAACTCAGCCTATTGCGCCTGCTGCTAATAGTGGCTCTACTCCCTCATTAGGCTATGGGTCAATGCTAGGTCAGGCTGTTTACAACGCTCCTAGGTCTGTGTACGGGTTAGGTAAAGATCTTGTCACTGCGGTTATGAATCCAATAGATACCGCTCAAGGTGTATTAGATCTAGGGGCAGGTGTATTGAGCTATGTTTTGCCAGACAGCATGGTTGAGGCTCTTAATAATTTTGAAGCCAAGTATTGGGGTAATACAGAAAACGCAGAGAGAGCCAAACGCACTGCTGATGCTGTAGGTAAGCATTTCGTTGCGAAATATGGCGGTTTAGAAAACGTAAAAAGGGCATTTGCCGAAGATCCCGCCGCAATAGCCGCAGACCTATCAATGGTAATGGGTCTTGCTAGTAAACTACCTGTTATAAGTAAAACAGCAGCAGGTGCTAAATTAGCTGAAACAGCTACTGTTATTGAGCCTTTGACAGCTACAGTTAAAGCCGTTCCTAAATTAGCAGAAAAAGCAGGTGATATAACAACTTCGGTCTTAGGAGTTACAACTGGAACTGGACAAGAGCCTATACGTCGAGCCTATCAAGCCGGTCGTGAGGGTGGCGCTAAAGCTGAGCAGTTTGTAGATGCTCTTACAGGTCAAGGTAATTACGATCAGATATTAGAGGCTGCAAAGGAAAACTTAAGCCTTCTAAGACAGCAAAGATCCCAACAGTATCAACAAGGAATGAGCAAGATTGAAACAGATCAAACTCAACTTTCTTTTGATGATATTGATGCAGCTATAGAGTCTGCCGCTGATCGTGCTCGCTTTAAAGGCGCTCCGGTTGATAGCACTCTGAACAATGCTTTATTCGAAATAGAGAAAATTGTAAATCAGTGGAAAGCATTAGATCCTGAGTTCCACACTCCTATGGGTATGGATGCTCTTAAGCAGAAGATATTCAATGAGATTGTTGGTAAGCTTCCTTACGATCAAGCAGCAAACGCAAGGGCTGCTACAAATCAAATAGTACAAGCTATCAGGGGCACAATCTCAAGACAAGCTCCAACATACGCAAAAGTAATGAAGGGGTACGAAGATAGCAGCAACGTCATTCAGGAGATAGAAAGGTCTCTATCTTTAGGTGACAAGGCTTCTGCTGATACGGCAATGAGAAAACTGCAATCTTTGATGCGTGATGATGTACAGACTAATTATGGCCAAAGACAAAAGCTCGCAGATGAATTAGAGGCAGCAGGCGGTCCTGAATTTAGGTCTGGGCTAGCAGGTCAATCATTATCTCCCATTGCTCCTAGAGGATTACAAAGGGGTACGTCTGGACTATTAAGCTATGGAGCTTATGGTGCTGCGGGCGTTCCTGCCGCAGCTATAACCGCGCTCGCTTCTTCTCCAAGAGCTGTTGGAGGAGCTGCTTATAATTTGGGAGTAGGTGTTAGAAAGATGGAGCCAATGACCAGAGAGGCGGCTATGTTGGCGGCTAAGGGCGATCCCATACTAGCTAACTTGCTATATCAATCTCAACAGATAAATCAGTAGCAGAGACACTATGAAGCCAAAGCAACTCACAGACGACGAAATTGAAAGCATCGTAGCAACTGCTATTACTGATGCGGTGGACTTTGTTGAGTCAGAGATAGCACCTGACCGCATCAAGGCGCAACGCTACTTCGACGGCGAGACTGACCTTGGTTTTGAGGATGGTCGATCAAAGGTTGTGGCTACCAAGGTGCGCGACTCTATTCGTGGCATCAAGCCTAGCCTCATGCGTATATTCCTATCTACTGAGCGCCCGGTAGAGTTTGTGCCTCGTGGCCCAGAGGACGTTGCAAGCGCAGAGCAGGCTACCTCTTACATGCACTGGAAGTTCGGTGAGATCAACGGCTACAAGGTTCTCTCTGACGTATTCCACGACGCCCTAGTAAAGAAGAACGGCATAGCCAAGATCTACTGGGAAGAGTACCAAACAGGCAAGACCTACACGTTTACTAATCTCAGCGACGAAGAGTTTGCTCTGATTGTGAACGAGGACGACATTGAGGTCATCGAGCACTCAGAGGTTATTGAGGTCGAGATGGATCAGATGGGCATGCAGGTACAGACCCGCAAGCACGACATCAAGATCATCAAGACAAAGGACGACGGCAAGCTTTGCGTAGAGTCTGTGCCTCCAGAGGAATTCTTTGTAGACCGCAACGCTCGCAGCATTGACGACGCCTATATAGTGGCTCACCGTACAGAGATGCGCGTGGCAGATGTTGTAGCAATGGGTTATGACTTTGATGAGATCTCAGAGCTATCTGGTATCTCAGAGACTGACAGCCTGGTAGACGAGGAAGACTTCGCTCGACGTGGCTACAGCCGGGATCGTGCAGAGGAAGACTACAACGATCCGTCAATGAAAGTAGTCCTTATTACTGAGGCCTACATGCGCGTTGATGTGGACGGCACAGGCGTACCTCTCCTGCACAAGTTCACAATGGGCGGCAACGGATACAAGCTTCTGGATCTCATGCCATGCGACGAGATCCCATTCGCTGTGTTCGAGTGTGACCCAGAGCCTCACGCATTCTACGGCCGATCAGTGGCCGATCTGATCATGAACGACCAGGACGCATCTACGTCAATGCTTCGTGGCATGCTAGACAACGTGGCTCTGACTAACAACCCACGTCAGCAAGTGATCGAAGACCTAGCTAATATGGACGACGTTCTCAACAACGAGATCGGCGCTATTGTCCGGGTTAAGCAGATGGGCGCGATACAGGACCTCTCTGTGCCATTCATTGCAGGCAGCACCCTGCCCGCTATGCAGTATATGGACGACCAGACAGAGCAGAAAACAGGCGTATCTAGGGCATCACTAGGCCTAGACCCAGACGCTCTCCAGAACGCCACAGCGACGGCTGTAGCCAATACTATGCAGGCAGGTGCCGGGCAGGTAGAGGTTATTGCGCGTAACTTCGCAGAGGGCGGCATGCGTCGTATGTTCAAGCTCATGCTAGACCTGATGATTAAGAACACTACAGACGAAGAGATGATGCGTCTCAATGGCAAATTCATCCCTATAGACCCAAGGGTATGGAACTCTGCTATGGACGTGTCTATCAACGTCGGTCTGGGCACTGGTAAGGACGAGACTAAGATTGCAGCACTTAATCAGGCTCTACAGTATCAGATTCAGGTGTACCAGAATTACGGACCGCAGAACGGTCTAGTAACTATGACGCAGATCCGTAACTCACTAGGTGATATTCTGGCGATGTCAGGCGTTCGTAATACAGACCGCTACTTCGCACCTATGGACCCGCAGACAGAGGCAGCTCTACAGGCAATGGCTGAAGAGGCTCAAAGAGCTTCAGCACAAGAGCAGGTAGATCCTAACCAAGCCTATCTACAGGCAGAGCAAATGAAGGTTCAGGCTAAGTCTGAAACAGATGCAGCTAAGATGCAGATGGATATGGCTAAGGCTGCTGCTAAGGATGACCTCGAGCGTGATAAGATGGATCAAGACCTCATGCTCAAAACTGCCGAGATCTACGGCAAGTATGAGACAAGTGTAGAGACAGAGAAACTTAGGGCACTCCAACGTGCTCCAAGAGGTGTATAATTGGATATTAAACAACGAGCTGCTCGCGCCCGCGCTTTACTAGCGGATGACAACTTCAAGACCGTCATGGACGAATTGAAGCAAGAGCAGATCAACGTCTTTCTGAACTCTGGGTCTTCGGACTCTGAGTCTAGGGAAGAAGCGCACTCCATAGTGAGTGCATTAGGTAAGATCGAAGCCAGACTCCAATCCGCTATAACGGACGAGAAAGTCTTCGAAAAACGTAAGTAACAAAAGGAATCAGGACCGTGGATACGACTGATATGGACGGCAGCATAGACTCCGTCGCAGACAGCCTAATTATGGGCAATGAAGGTGAAGAAAATCCAACAGACGAGGATCTGCTAGACCAACCCGAAGAGGAGTCTAACGAAGCAGGGCCAGAGGATGATGGAGAGGATCTTGATGATACGACTGATGAAGGGGATAACCCAGACGAGTCAGATGATCAAGATGAGGATGAAGCAGAAGAGGCTGAGGACGCCGGTCAACAGGAACTTTACACCGTCAAAGTAGATGGCGAGGAACGTGAAGTAACCCTAGATGACCTCAAGCGATCCTTCAGTGGCCAAGCTTACATCCAGAAAGGGATGCAGGAAGCAGCCGAGGCTAAGAAAGAAGCCGAGGGTGTCTATCAGGCTCTCTTGAATGAGCGACAGCAACTGTCAAGCCTACTGTATCAAGCCCAAAGCGGGCAGATAGCGCAGCCACCAATACCGCCGTCAAGGGAACTGTTTAACAACGACCCTATCGGATATATGGAAGCAAAGCTATCTTATGATGAGGCTCTACAGACCTACCAGAATCAGCAGTATCAGATTCAGCAGGTCACAGAGCAGCAGAATCAGCAGATGCAGATAGCACAGCAGCAGTATCTCCAAGGTGAGATGCAGCGGCTAGCGCAAGCGATACCAGAGTTTAGTGACGCCAAGACGGCATCTAAGCTCAAGGAAGACTTAGTGCAGTTTGGTAGCAAGCTCGGTTATTCCGAGGCAGAGCTATCAGAGGTTATGGACCACAGGGCTATCCTGGTTCTGCAAAAGGCCATGAAGTACGACCAACTCGTTGAGGGTAAGTCGAAGGCAACGCAGAAAGCCAGTAACGCTAGACCAGTGGTTAAGCCAGGCACAAAGAAAACCGGTAGAACAGGCGCAGCCAAGCAACGGCAGAACGCTCAAGCTCGGATGAAAAAGACCGGCAGCATCGATGATGTCGCCAAATTTTTATTAAGCTAACTACTTTAGGTGAACTATTATGGGCGTAACAGCTAACACTAACGAGACTTATGATGTCTCTACCATCAAAGAAGATCTGCAAGACGCGATGATCTCTATCTCTCCAACTGACACACCTGTGATGTCTGCTATTGGCCGTCGCAACGTGGAAAATACTTACTTCGAGTGGGGCGTAGTATCTCTAGCAGCAGCTAGCGGCGCTAACCGTGTAATCGAAGGTGAGTCTGCTCCCGGCAACGACGCACCAACTAACGCTGTCCGTCAGGGCAACTACACGCAGATTTCTGACAAGGTTGTAGAAGTATCTGACACTGCCAACGCTGTAAACGGCGCAGGCGATGCACAGACTACTGCCAAGCAGATCGCATACAAGCTCAAAGAGCTGAAGCGTGACATGGAAACTATGCTTTGCGACAACGTAGCAGGCTCTGCCGGTGCTTCTGGCACTGCTCGTGCTTCTGCGGGTCTCCCTGCATTCCTTCGCACTAACGCTAACCGTGATGCCGGTGGTGCCGATGGTACTACTTCAGGTTCTGGCGATTCAGGTTACGTTGATGCAGCAGCAACTGACTCAGGCACTACTCGCGCAATCTCTGAGACTCTTCTCAAGAGCGTGATCGCTGATTGTTGGACACAGGGCGCTGAGCCTTCAGTCGTAATCTGTGGTCCTTCACAGAAGCAGACTATCTCTACCTTCACTGGTAACGCTACTCGCTTCAAAGAAGCAGAAGACAGCAAGCTGAACGCTGCTATCGATGTCTACATCTCAGACTTCGGTGAGCTTCAGATCGTTCCTTCGCGCTTCAGCCGCTCACGCGACGTTTTGGTCCTTGACCCTAACTACGCACGAGTAGCATACCTCAAGCCTACTTCACAGAAGCCTCTAGCGCGTACAGGTCACGCCGAGCGTCGCTTGATCTCTGTTGAGTTCGGTCTCCAGGTAGACAACGAAGCAGCACACGGTGTCATCGCTGACATCACATAAGTAGTACAGCAGGGGGCTTCTAACGAGGCCCCCTGTTTTTCTATGAGATGATTATGCCAACACCCAGAAAAGGTAAGGCCAAAGTAAAGGTCACATCGTCAGGCAAGAAGGTCTCCTATGGGCAGGCCGGCAAGGCTAGCGATGGAGGACCCAGAGTCAGACCCGGTACAAGCAAGGGTGACTCATATTGCGCTAGATCATTAGGCATCAAGAAAGGCCTATCTAAAGAAAAACAGAACGACCCGAACACACCAAACAATTTAAGCCGCAAGCGATGGAAGTGCAA